TGCGAGTTTCTTAAGATGTGTGCAGCCCTTCTATTAGGGGCTTACTGCCTTAAACCTATTGCTGATTGGGTTTGTAGGAAGTTTCTATAATGGGAAAATCAAGGAAACAATCAGATACTTTTAAGTTTCCTAAGCAAGAAAAGCTCTTTGGTCGTCCTGTGATCAAGAGCGGATCGTGCCGACATACAGCTCCAGACCCAAAAGATAAAAATGAGATGGAGATTGACTATAAGAACTTGGAGTACAAGACAAAGAAACCCCAGGTTAAAGTCGGTATCGGTCATCAGGAAGGAAGATTTCCTCCTGGCGCAGAAATGCCTGAGAAGAAAAAGTATGATGAAAAGGGCAACTATGTAAAGCAGAAAGCAGTCGCTACGGAGAAAAAGGGGAAAAGCGAGAAGCGAATCAATATTAGCATGACTACGGTTATGCGTGAAGGTTCCTTATCCAATCCAAAGAGGAAATTCAGTGGCAAAAAATAAGAAAAAACTTGCAGTATTGGATAATAACGACGACGATAGGACCATCACTAGAAAGAAAGTGGAGGCCCTAAATAAAGGCCGTTGGAATGTAGTCCAGGAAATGTTACAAGAAGTTCAAGCCAATTCTATTGTTGAGGGGAAAGAGAATGTTCCTCTTACACAAGAGATCGAAATTATGAAGCAGGCTATTAAAGATGAGTATAAGGATGAGCCTGAGACCTTGAAACTTCTAGAAGATTACATGCCTGGTTATACAGGAATCAAATATTGGCTTACTCTTGATGGCTGGGATTCAGCCGTTATGGAGAAAGTGCGTGGTAGCTTCAAATTTAGCAAAACTCGTAGAGCCAAAGTTATGGACTATCTCTTTGAGAAGGCTGGTAAAGGCGATACGAAAGCTATGGAACTTTTTCTTAAAATCTCCGGCGATCTGGAAAGTGGTAAAGAGAACAAGCGAAATAAAGAGATGGATGATTACCACAAGTTCAATGAAATCTTACATCGTCGGAAGAAGTAGTTTATGGCTCAATATGGTGAACCTGTACGGATCAACGAGCTAGATATTGAAGGCTTAGTCCAAGAATGGGCTGATCGAGGCATCACCACAACTACAACCAAAATTCAACCCCTGCATCCAGCACAGCAGACAATTTGTGAAGATCCTGCTAGATTTAAAGTCTTAGCGTGTGGTCGTCGATTTGGTAAGTCTCTGTTTGCTACTATGATTGCTGCTTCGGTGGCATTACAGCCTGGACGCAAGATTTGGGTAGTTGCAGATAACTATGGGTTGACCGATAGGGTTTTTAATGAACTCTATCATTTATTTGTTAACGAATTGAAGTTAGCAATACCCGCTCGCGGAGGCGGAGCTTCAAAGCTGAACCGTTACATCAGATTGCCCAATGGTAGTACTATTGAGGGTAAATCCTGTGAAAACCGTAAATCTCTTATTGGTGAGTCTTTAGACTTGTTAATCTGGGATGAGTGCGGTGTTTCAGTAAACGGAGATGACATTTGGAACCAAGAGCTTCGTCCTACGTTAATTGATAGAGAGGGTAGTGCTATTTTCATTTCTACTCCTCGTGGTAAGAATCACTTTTATGAGTTTTATCTTACTGGGCAGGAGGGAATGAAGATAAGGGAATCCGGTAAGAGTGAATCTGAGTTAGATGCTCTGGAAGTAGCCTCCAAAGAATGGTCAGGCTTTAAATTTAGCTCTTACTGCAATACTCTGGAAGAAGGTGGATTCCTAAAGAAAGCAGAAATCGATGCCATGCGTCTTACCATGCCAGACGTTAAATTCAGACAAGAGGTTATGGCAGACTTCACCGCTGTTGCTGACAGTGCTTTCCCAGAGTTTGATTCTGAGACACAGGTAGTTGATTGGGACTTTAACCCCCAATTTCCTGTGTTTGTAGGCATGGATTTCAACTATCAGACACCTTGTACTACGTTGTACTTACAAATAGATCCTAACTTGAATGTATTAGTCTTTGATGAATACCATCCTAAAGATGCACATAAGACTGTACACCAACAGGCTAAACAGCTTTTGGACAAGGATGAAGAGTTAGGAAAAAGGATTGAAATAGTTGCTGCGGATAAATCTGGAGAACAGAAGAGTCTTGCAGGACGTAGTGCTTGGGATGATTTAGAGAGTTGGGGTATATATCCGGTCGGCAGGAAGCAGCCTATTGAGACTGGATGTGACTTAATTAGATTGTGGTGTGACTTCCCTATTACAAATCAGCAGGGATTTATTAAATTCTCTGAGGATGGGGCACCAGAAACTAAACCAAAACTCTTTATTCACAAGCGTTGTAAGAACTTGATTTTCGCTTTAGGAGCGGCCCGTGCCCCGGAGGCTCAGTCTGGAGTTCCTAAAGAAGGTTATAAAAAGGACGGAAAAACAGACGGCCCCCTCGACGCACTTAGGTATATTTTAGTGTATCTATTACATGATTCGGGCCTAGTGGGTACTGTTCCAGTTAAGTAAGAATAGCACAGTAAAGGAAGAACAATGGCTGATCAAATTATTAAAAACAGACGGATGGTTCGTCAGAGATTGGATGTGACGGCACTTCATAAAACTGAAGAGTTGGATGCGACCTCGACTTCTGATTCTGTTAGATTAGATATCGTAGCCAAGAAGGTATCAGTACAGTTGGCTCCTGGACTAACAGCGAATATTGAAGGTTCCGTTGATGGCGTGAACTTTTTCTCTATTGCTGCCGCAGCGACTGGGCTGAATACTTACGGTGAGGCTGCTGGTAACCATCTAGTCAAGTGGGTTAGAATTACTCGAACCGCTGGTTCTGGTAAAGCTGTAATCGTAGGAGTTTAATCATGCCTGAAACCCCAAGGTTAATTAAATATTGGGGCGGGCGCTTTAGGCTTGTCAAAGAAAATCTACCTGAAGCAATCAGGAGTGACAATGACTTGCACTCGAAAGTGCTCATTCTTGTGCATAAACGTTATGCTCACTACCCTTGGGGAACTATGCTTCCTGAAGAAAGGTTTGCAGAAATTAACAACTATGTTTACAGTCTTCTCGAAGAATTTTTTGAGTAATTGGAGTAAACAATGGACGAAAAGAAAAAAGTTTTGAAGAGTCGCGGAATCTCGAAAAAGGGCCAGGGTCATAAAGCAGGTAAAACTTGGAAAGGTGAAGACTTCCAACGGAAGAACCCGACCATGCAAGAAGTAGGTCCTGGTAGTTCCTTTGCAATGTCTAAAGCAAGGGAAGAAGCCCAACGAGTCCGGGCAGAAAAGCGTATTCCGGGTAACCTCGGATTTCAGAAGAATCTCGGTAAACGTGAAGATGTTGCCGGTTCAGTGAAGTCCAAAGGCGGGAAGCGCATGCTTTATCCGGGTAAGAAAAAATAACAAACCAAAAGGAGTACTCAAATGGGTTTAATGCGTAGACTAGTACAGCGCATGCACAAAATCCGCGATGAAGTTAGGGACAAGGCAAAGGACGAGAGAGTCGAAAAGAAAGATGAAATTTTGAATGATTCTCCAGGAGCCTATGCCCTCAAACGAGGGATTAGACGTAGACAAGAAGAGAGCTTCGGTCAGGATTCTCTTAACCGAAAACTCGATCTGGCTTGGGAAGTAGATGTCGCTATTGAGCGTATCGATTTCGGAGTTGGTGACAATGGTCTACGAATTACCCTACCTTCTAGCGCCCAACTTCTCGCCAGAGGCTTTAAGGCTGGCGATGAGTTGAAGATTCTTGATGAAAGTTCAGAGCTGAAAGGCTTGAGATTTGAAGCAATTGAAGAAGCAAACTCAGGTGATGTCGCTGCCGGTAAAGTCCGGTTAGTCGATGCCACTACGTGGAGACTTCCAGATGATGCCGCTTGGGTCGATGAACTTGACATGAGAATCCGAGTGGAGATTGGTGCAGGCGTTCGATAAAGAACACAAGTGTACATTAATATATTAATATAACACTCAAGGAGTTATAAAATGGCTGAACTTAAAAGTAATGCTAAGAAAGTTCCGGCAAGTGCCCCTTCTGTTAAGTCGCGTGGTGCAAAGAAGTTAAATAAGTCAATGGGCGTTGGGAAACCTGAGCCTAAGAAGATTGAAGCTTCGAAGAGTCTCGAAGAGGCTTTTGCTGGCAAAGATAAGCCTGGTAAATAAGGCTTAATGAATAATTTGGGAGTGGGGTAATTCCTAGTACAATGCCCTTCCGTATGGTTGAGCAATATGTTGTCTGGGTTCCCACTCCTACCTAATCCGAGGAGATAAGAGAAGTGAGTTTTAATTTAGGTGTCCAGAATTACCCCGGTGGATATTTAGGTGGATTCGGGTTTGGTACAGTAGGTATTTACCTATACGAGGATATTTATTATCGTCAATGGATTACAGAAATTGCTCTTGCTTTTTATGAGGGTCGTCAGGACGAATTTGTCTGGTTGGACCTCTTAAAGCAGTTCAGGAATCCTGAAAAGCAGCAGATTCTGCCTTTGAACTTTACAAAGGAAATTATTGACGAAACCTCTATTCTGTACCGCGAGGCCCCAATTTACCGTGTTGTATCGGCTGAAACGGGTAAACCGCTGGAAAAAGATCAAAAACTCTGGGAAGAAATTCAAAAAGATAGTCGTTATCTCCAGATTATGGATAAAGTGGACCGTTGGTGTAAGCTACTCGGTACAGTCCTGATCAAAGTATCCTTCGTTGATGAGAAGGGTGAAATGGTCAAAGAGACTGAGGGAGGCCGAGTTCAGTTAGATGTGTTACACGGCGGCGTATACGACGTAAAGTATATCAGCAGCCCATTCTATGTATCTGAGCTGTTGATTGGCTTTGGTCAAGGATTTGCAGGATTTAACCGTGGTGCTGGGCCTCTAGGACAACATAGACGTGGAGGCGGAACAACTGGAATCGGAGCTAATGCCGTTGGTGGTAGCTACAATAATCCAGCTTCAGTACACGGTCAGATTACAGAGATTTATTGGTCACCAGACCAACATCGAGTGTCTCTGGTTAATGATGACGAATCTAGGGAAACAATTTATGAGGGCGAGAATCCTTATGGACGTATTCCTGCGGTTCCATTCTTTAATTCTGAGCCTGCACATTACTACTTCTTACCTATTAATGAGCCGTTGCTTTATGCTAACCATGCCATTAATATGCGTATTACTGACTTAAACCACATCGCTAAATTCCAGTCGTTTGGGGTTCCTGTGCTTAGTGGGGTTGAACGAGGAACATCTATTAGGCGTGGTCGCCCAGCAGATGATTTCAACTTCTTCCGTGCTGGATCAGCTTCTAGGTCTCATGTCGGTGCATTTGCTCGATTTGGACAAGGCTCACAGCATAGAACCTTTGATAATTCATTTGCATTCTTTGCAGATGGTAACGCTGACGCTAATGCTGTCGGTATGTCTATCGGACCAGATACGGCCATTTCTGTAGGTGAAAAAGGTGACTTTAAGTTTGCTTCACCCCAAGCTGATATTGAAGGTCTGGCTCGAACGATTCAGCAGATCCAAGATTGGGTTCGTATTAACCACGGTTTAATGCCGAAGGGTAATGTTGAGAATCCCATGCAAGAGTCTGGATTTAGTAAGATGATATCTAAGATCGGTGTCTTAGAGGAGAATATTCGTCGTCAGAAACTGT